CATATACCCAAGCGCACGGCCTAACGCGCTAGTCATGCCAACCATAAATTCGCTGTTCTTTGTGTATGGGGTTTTGCCGGGGTACGGTTCGGCAGCTGTCGCAATGCTTGGCAACGGGTCTGTTTCGTCGCGCCAAACGGTCACGGTGCAACGGTAAAAGCATGAGCCGTCGGGCATGGTCACAACTTCCGCGCTTGTTTCCTGTATTCGAAGGTTCGGCCAACGCTTTAACGCTTCATTCAAGCGGGTCGGCACGTCTACATAATTGTCAATGCTAAAAGCCATGTGTCGGGTCCTTTTGTGTCGGGTTTAAATTGCTGCGGGCAACGTATCCATTGGGTGTAACAAACTTTGTGGCGTCATAAAGCACGGTGCCGGCATGTTGGTTGCCCAACGTGTTGGGTGCCATGTTTCGTACAGCGTTTGCCAACCTCGAAGGCTTACCGTGCGTGTGTCGGCGTCAAGTGTTGCCAAAATGTATATTGCGGGTTTGTCGCACTCATGGGTAAGCAAGCAACCGTTAGCGCGCAATGTGCTTCTTACTTCGTAGCCGGCAACGTCGCTAGCGTTTTTGTTGTACGGCTCAAAACCCCAGGCAAGCTGCAAGTATTTGGCTACAGCGAACTCACCAATGCAGCCTATTTTCATTGCTTTTAGGCTGTCCGCTGGGGTTAGTCCGTAGTTATGTTTTGCACCGCGGGCGTCGCACCAGTCAATTCGTAAACGTGCAACGGCGTAGGCGTAGTCAATTTCGTTTTGGGTTAACGCAATTTGTGGCATGTCACCCGCCAAGCGCTTCAATTGCTTCGCTTACGGTTTGCCAATCAGTTGTGTTTCCGCTTAGGTCTAGGTCAACGGCCAAATGTTTTAGCCGGGCGATCAAGTCGGCGTGTTTTGGTTTGTACGGAATGTGTGCGGGCCTGCAAATTTCGTCTAACAAGTTTTTAATTACTGTTTCGTGCCTATGCAGGGCTGTTTGTGTCGGGTCTAACATGCGTCGGGTTTCCTCGCTTAGTGTGTTGTCAGGGTAGGGCTGTTCTTGCATTTAGTTTGCTGTTTTCCATGGTAGCCAACCGCTGTTGTTCCAAATGGCAACCATGGCTTTAGTGTTTGTTACTGGGTTAAATAGTTCGTCGCACGTTTGCAAAATGCCTTGTGCTTGCAACCAACCGGTAGGCCAGTACGTCGAGGGTTTGCACCAAAAGAAATTAACTTGGTAAATCCCAGCTGACCCGCCCATTGTGTCGTGGGGGTTGAAAGCGTCACTCGTGCAACGACTTTCACGTACAGCGACGCGTAAAGCGGTTTCTAGCTCTGCCTGCGGTAATCCCTCGGCAACTGCCAAAGTCGCCACCTGCGAGCACGTAGTGACCAATGCGGGCATTGTGGTTGTAGTTGTAGTCGTTGGCGGTAGGGAAGCAATTACGACCTGTGGGGTTGGCGCGGTGGCCTGTGCATTACTTAACCCAAAAGCGATCAAAACGCCTAAAACAAGGGCCAATAGAGCTGTGTAAATTCTGTGGGTAAACATTGGTTAGCGCCTTTCCAATTGGTAGGGGGTGCCCCAAGTGCCGTGCACGGGGGTTTTAAAAGCAATTTGTGCGTGTAAGCAATCAAAGGTGTCTACGTCGCGGAATAGTTGCACCATAACTTGCTGCCCTGTTTCAAGGGTTGTTATGTAACACTCGTAAATAAAGGTTTGCGGCTCTGTCATAGGTTTAGGCTTTCCGTCGGTGCAAAAACCCTAGCCAACGATTGTTACGCGGTTGTGGATACCCCAAAGGTCGCTTCAAATATGGCTTTTACGGCGTCCGGATTATCGGCAAACGTTGGGCTTAGTTCTATGTGCCACCAATCGCCATTGGGTGCACCCGAAACGGTTTTTGTTTCGTACACTTTCCACGCTTGGCGATCACAACGCCACGACGCGCCCCAAGGTTTGCTGTAGTAGTCAATGACCATTTGCACACCGAAGGCGTTGGCGTTGGCAAGTATTTTGTCAATAAAAACTTTGGATACCGCGCGACCTTCTTTAATGCCTTTGCCGTCAATTTTGCGGTAAGACAAATCCATTGCGCGCCCAGTTGCATGTACTGACAATGTGCCCGGCTTTGAGCGAACGTCACGTTGGCCGTAAGTGCCATTGTTCCAAAGCGCGCCGTTTGAATACTTGGCAGCTTGCCTTACCCATTCCTCGGTGCCGGCACGTTTACCAGCTGCGGGGCCGTCGCTGTTACCTATGTAGTCGCGCGCACCAACAACACCGGGTTTAGCTTTAGCGATCATTGGTCGCTTGGTGTTCCTGGCTTGCTTTTAAGTCCATTGGAAGCAACTAGCCCGCTTAGTGTGCCAGTAAGAAAAACCAGCAACGTGCTTAAAAGGTCAATTATCTGCGCGTCAGTTGGGGCCTGTTTTTCAGGCTGGTTTACAAATAAAATTCCGTATATAAATGCCATAACGGTAAAGGTAAAACACAATGCCATAAGACGGCCAACGAAAACTATTAGCCCTGCGTGTTGTTGTTCAGGTGTTTTATTCACAACTGGCCTTTGTAAAACATTGGTACTCGATATTCGTTTTAGAAACTGTGCAACCACTACAACCCCAAACTACCACGGCAACTAAAAGCGCGTACCCGATCATGTAACGCCATTTCATTACTCAACCGGTGCAGCTATAAATTCGTCTAGCGCGTTGTCGTACACAAAGTTAATGCCGGCGTAAACACCTCTAAAGTTTGAGTTGTAACTGGTTTGCAACCATTGACCCGGTAAGCCCAAGGACGCTATGTAAGCCTGCCCTACTGGTTCGCTTTCAGGAAATGGCAAATTGTCGCAATCGCTGTTAGCAACAACAATTACTTGGCTTACTCTGCCGTCAATTATTTGTGCAAAATGTGCCATGTTTAAGCCTTCCACCTAATGTAAACAATTCCGCTGCCACCGTTACCGCCGTTGCCACCGTTGTTACCGCCACCGCCACCGCTTGCCGTGTTTGCGGCCGCTGCTACACCGGCACCGCTTACGCCTGCACCGCCTGCACCGCCAACGCCTGAACCGCCGGCACCGCCCGTTGTTTGTGCACCGCCACCACCGCCGCCGCCTTTAAACAAGGACGAACCGCCAATAAATGTGTTGAGTTCTAAACCTGCACCACCAGCACCGCCAGTAGTTGTTACGCCGTTACCACCAATTGCGCCCGTTCCACCGCCGCCACCGCCTGCCGTGTTGGCTACACCTGTGCCACCTGCAAAACCAAAATCGTCGGTAAGTATTCGAGCACCGCCCGCGGTTTTTCCTGTTTCACCGCAACCGCCGCCGCCAGTACCAAAACTCGTAAATTGTCCACCTGTAATTAAATCGCCTCTACCGCCACCGCCACCGATCATTAAAACTTTAGTACCAACCGTGCTAAATGAACCTTCTGTACCGGTTCCACCACTTCCAGTACCCGAACCGCCTGCACCCACGGTTACGGTTTGGTTTGCGTCTAAATAAATTGTGGTCTGAATTACTGCACCTGCACCACCGCCGCCGCCACCACGATTTGAACCGGCTTGACCTACTCCGCCGCCTGCACCGCCCGCAAAAACGTAGGTGTCAAAAAGCCCGGCTTTTGTAACGGTAAATGTGCCTGTACTTGTGAAACTTGTGTACGCGTAACTTACGCCGCCAACTGTTGTACTAACAACGCCTGTGCCACCTGTTCCGGCGCCATAAACGGCACCGCCACCGCTAAAAAAAATTGCAGCACTAGCACTTGTAAAATAAAGCGTGCCACCCCCCCATTGTGCCAACGCTAATGAACTGGCCGTTGTAACGGTGCACGTTCCGGCTGTCACGGTTGCCGTGCCCGCGCCGATATTCTGCAAAAATAAAGTGTCGCCCGCTGCAAAAATTCCGCTGTTAACCGTAAAGGTTTTGGCGGTTGCTGCGTTCATTACAACGCGTGTGCCTTTATCGGCGGCCGTTAAAACGTAACTATCGGTTTTTGTTGAAACGGTTTGGTTGTAGTCGTTGGCTTGCAACGCGTCCATTTGGGCTGCGGTAAGTACTTGCCCGGCGGTGAAATCTTGAATAGCCATAGTGCCCCTTAGCCTAGATCAGCCCAACACGTTTACCGTGTCAATGGTGCCTGTCGTTGGGTTGTCAAGCACCAATTCAAACACAATTGTCGTAGGGCTAGTAAATAGCAAAACCCGGTGCCCGTTCAATGTGATCTCATGCTCGACACCTTCTACCGCTAATTCTTGGGCAAGCGTCGTTGTCGTGGTACCGGTAACAAACGTGCGTTCAATGCTTACCGTGTCGCTTATGTCCACAAGGGCTACGGTGTCGCGTTGGGCGTCGGTTAGGGCGCCAAATACGGTTTCTACGCTGTTGTAGCGGGCTTCGGGGGTGCCGTTCAAAAGGTAGGTTGCGGCGGCCGCTAGTTCGGTGTCGTCCAACAGGCTGTTTGTAATGCTGTTTGTTTGCACAAAGTAGGTTGCTTGGCTTGTGAGATCGTCGGCCGTAGCGTTTGCGCCGCCTAGGTTTTCTATGTAAACGCGATTGGTTACGGCGTCGGCTTCAAATGTGATACCTAGCCCGTCGTATGGTACGCCGGTGCCGTTGTCTACGAAAGACACCGTAGGGGCGCTAAGCGTTGTGCCCACACGTGGGGTAAAGGTCAACACGCCAGCACGTGACACGAACAAACGGCCAAATTCTGCGGTTTGGTTTATTTGTAGCAAATACCCTAAAACGTTGGTTCCACCGGGCACGGTGTAGGCGGCGTCGTGGCCTAGGTCTACGGTGCCGGCGTCAATGCTTCGAGCGGCGCCAGTTGGGTATTGCACTTCGGGTAGGTCTAAAACGGTTTCTATGCGTTCGCCTGATGTTTCAACGGCAACGTTTAGTTCGTCCATAAACGTTTGGCTAAGCAAATAAAAGTTGTCGGCGCAATAAACGGTAACCGTGTCAATGCCGTCTAGCGAAAAGTTGTAGTCGTAGTTAACCACTTTGCCGCGGTACAAATAATGCGGCGTGTCGTTGTCGTCGTAGCGGATTAGTTCAACGGCTCGTAATGGGGCAAGGCCGGGTAGTGCGTCGGGGGTGTTGTAGTACGGGCCGTTTTCGTCGAATGGGTTAAAAATGCCGTCTACGTCGTTAATGGTAAATGTCATTGTGCCAGCGGCGAATTGGTCGCCCTGATCGCGACGCCCGCGCCGAATGTTTATTTGCGTTGTGCTGTCTGTAACGTCGGCAAAGTCGCTACCGGGGCCAAGCGGAAACGTGCCGTCCAGTAAGCCCTTGGTTGCGCTGTCAAGGGTAAAACTATTGACGTCGTAGCCGGTGTCAATAAGTAGGGAATAGTTGCCGGCTTGGGCAATTGCGGTGCCGGGCATTATCTAAACCCGGCTATTGGTAAATCCAATGGGCCGTTTTGTCGAGCAAACGCACGTAGGCCGTCTTGTGTGACGCGCCCAATTTCGGCGCTTGTAGCCAGCCCGCCTTGCACGTTTACGGTGTAGTTGGTTGTGCCGCCGCGCATGGCTTGGTGTTCGGCAATGCTGGCCATTTGGCTAGGTGTTGGCGCTGGCGTAGCAATGGTCTGACCTGCGGTTATTTGAGTAAACGAAATATCGGTTTGTGCTTGTTGCAATAGCGCGTTTAGGCGTTTGGTGCTTAGGTTTGGGTTTTTCAATATTTTTTCGTATTTGGCAAGGACGCTTTCAAGGCCGGCAACCAGCGCTTTGCCTTGGTCTACGCCTGCTTGGTAAAAACGTTCGGCGCTATCCAA